AAAAGACCCTTGTTTCCTGCTCCACTTGTTTTCACAAAAGTAGGATAAACAAGAGTAGAAGCATTATCCGTTCCAATCACAGCATTCGTAGCATTCGTAGCATTCGTAGCATTTCCAGATAAATCGCCTACGAAAGTAGTTGTAGTCAAAGCACCTGTGCTTGGATTGTAAGTAAGAGGGGTTGTAGTATCGTCAATAAAAAGACCCTTGTTTCCTGCTCCACTCGTTTTCACAAAAGTAGGATACACAAGTGTAGAAGAATTATCCGTTCCTACTACAGCATTCGTGGCGTTCGTGGCGTTCCCAGATAAATCACCTATAAAGATAGTAGCAGTTAAAGCACCTGTGCTTGGATTATAAGACAAAGGATTTGTAGTCTTATCCACTTTTAGAGGTAATTTACCTGTATTATTAGAGACAAAAACAGGGTAAAAAGTATTATTAGTATTATCGTCTTGAATAAGAATATTTCCACTTAAATCTCCTGTAAAAGTGGCTGCTGTAATAGTATTTGTAGAAGGATTACAAGATAATCCACCAGTCTTTTGAATAGCATTTATTCCATTTGCTGAACTGTCGCTAAAATTGAGATAGTATGTTGCATTCGTACTCGTATTATTAGTTGTATATCCGTTTTTATTTATTGTATTTGTAGTTGTTCCGTCGGTTATTACAATTCCATATGTATTTATTGTGTTTGTAGTTGTATTTGTATCTGAATTATTGGTTATTACAATTCCATCCCAAGAATAAGTAGATTTTTGAATACTTACATTTATAGCAATTTGTCCTTGGTATATTCTAAATTGTATACCGGTTGTTGAAGAATTATAAAATTGTGCTGTTGGCCATACTTGAAGTAAGTTATCGCTAAACCCAAAAATTTTAGCTCCTTCATTCACGTAGAAATCAAAGCTATCTGAATCTCCTCCACTATAATTATAACTCAAACTTGCGCCTTGAAGAGCCCCTGAAAAAGAGTCAGCAGTTCCACAAGTTAATTTAATTTCTCTTGTAATACCTGTAGAGAAACCCTCGCTCCAATTTTGATTATACATTTTAAAACCGTTTAACCAATCTACAGATGTAGCAACAAATCTGTTATAATCATATTGAGAATGATTGATTTGTGATATGAATCCTCCATCAGGACTTCCTGATAAAGTAGGAAAATAAGGTGTATCAACAGTAGGATCACTACAATAAAATCCTGATACGGCATATTGTCCAGAACTATTACTATTTGTATCACCAAAAACAGCTCCCGAACCTTGGATAGTAGAATTATAACCACTAGTATCTGTAAAAGTTAATGTTCCTGATTGAAGTTCACTTGTAAGTGTCGTTCCATCTGTTATAATCAAATTATAAGGTTTCAATGTATTTATGGAACCAGTTGAATCGCTTAATGATATAGTTGGCACATTACTAGAAGCACTATGACCACTATCTATTAATACTCTATTATTTGTAGCATTTAATTGATCAACTAATTCGACATGGAAAGGATCTTGAGTATATTGAAGTGTATTTCCTGGATTATGAACAGTAACACCACCAGCAGTCATTTGACCTATAACTCCACTAGCATCAGTTAATGTAATAGATGAATATAATATTTCATTTTTTGTTGCTACTCCATCTGATAATATTATTTGAGAAGTATTATTGTATGGAACTAGCGATATATATGCGTCATTTAATGAGCTATCCATATAAATATTTGTTGAACGCAAAGCATTTCCATTTGTTTCATCTACCCATATTCCGTATAATCCTGGAGGTAATGGATCTACGCCATTTTGCGGTGTCAATGCTAAATACGTAGGATCTATACCACCAGTTACATTTAATTTTCCGTCAATATAAACATTTCCATTATAATAAATTCCTGTTGGACCAGTAGGACTCCAATAAATATCACCTGGTCCGGTTGGTCCTATTGATCCGGTTGGTCCTGTTGATCCGGTTGGTCCTGTAACTGTGCTTGCTGAGCCTGTTGGTCCTGTTGGTCCTGTTGGTCCTGTTGGTCCTGTTGATCCGGTTGGTCCTGTAACTGTGCTTGCTGATCCTGTTGGTCCAGTTGGTCCTGTTGATCCGGTTGCTCCTGTTTTACCAGTTGGACCTGGTGGACTTCCATATGGTCCTGTTGGTCCTGTAAAACCTTGTCCGGGACTTCCAGTTCCCAAATATTCTTCTAAAATAATACAATTTGTCGCATCTGTTCCACCTATAACTCCTAATGGATGTGCTGATGGACCAACTGGTTCCGCTTCTAATTGATAAAATAATGTATAAGTAATTGGCAATGTAGTTGATGGTTCATGCATATAAACAAATGTATATCCATCTATTAATGGTCCAGAAGCATTATATGTTCCACAAATAGTATCTTGACCTAAAAGACTATAAGTTGCTCCTCCATCAGTTGAAAAAGCTATTCCTAGAGTAAGACGTGTAGCTGTTGTATCACTAGATACATATTTTATTTTAAATTGAACTTTTATTTTACTTATTATACTTTGAGGAGTAATTGATAAAGTATATCCTTGTGATCCACAATCATAACCTGAAACTGGCCATCCAGGTATTGCTGGACCTGGAAGCAAATTTAATGAATTACTAAATCCTGAACTCTTATATACATATTGAACTATAACACCCGGTGCGCCTGTACATCCAGTGGGACCTGTAAAACCAGTGGATCCTGTTGGACCTGTATTACCTAAAACAGCAAATGTTGTTTTCACAAATGAATAATATGCTGGTGATTGAAACCATAAAGTTACATCACTTGGACCTGGTCCTGAATCTGTATTTGTTCCAAATATTTTTAACACGATAGCAATATAAGTAGGAACCAATTGTTTATAATTTATAGCTAGTGCTAATGAATATAAATAGGATGAAGTTGTATCAACTGTAATTATGCTAGAACCACCAGGTGTTAAGTCTACTTCATTTCCAGTTATTGGTTCTATTCCAAATAATTCATAATAAACTTTTATATTTGTGCTACTTGATGAAGCAAATAATTTTAATTCCCATATACCATCTGGAATAAAAGTATGATTATTTAATCCGACAATTGTGTTTGCAAATCCTGCTAAAAATACATTACTAGCATCGGCTGCTATATTAAATGTAACATTTGACGGATCAATTAATGGAACGATTGATAATAATTGATATGATGCGTCAAAATTTGATACAACATTTGATGGTTGTGTTTGGTTTAAATATAATATTAAGCCAGTTGACTCACCATCATATCCTCTAGGTCCTGTCCAACCAGTTGGACCTGTTGGACCTATTGCTCCTGGACTGACACCTGGACAAGGCACAAAACAGTCACATTCATCATGTGCTGGCTCTACATAATCGCACGACTCACCACAATCACATTCATTAGGACCTACATAATCACAATCTGGGCAAGGCACATAATAACCTCCTGAAGAACCACATGAATTATATGGTACTCCATTTATATATGTAACATTCAAATTTGTAACAGTAATAGTATTACTATTTATATTATTTGCGTTTATGTTACTACTCATTTATATATAAAAAGCAAACATATTTTAAATTAATAATTAATTTATTAATTTAAAGTTAGATTTTTAAAGTTAGATTTTTAAAGTTAGATTTTTAAAGTTATAATTTAATTTGGAACAGGAAAAGGTCGCTGGTTTTTTTCTATTACTAAAGGTTCTGGTATGAAGACAGGTCCCTTTTCATATATATTTGCTGTGCCTAATTGTGCAATTTCTGGAACAAAACATGGTGCGGGTTTCACTAAGTTTGTCGAGTTTATTCCAAATAAAAATGATTCAGTATCAGATGGATTGTAAGATAATTTATTCCAAGGCACTTGGGCGGGTAATAAACCGTTTCCTGGTAATCTTGTATTATAAGCAGCACCATATTGTGAGTTGGGATACAAAGTATAATTTTCGAATTGATGAAATTGTCTTTGTTCTAAATTATAATTACCTGAAGTGTTTATATTGCGCGTAGAAGCCATTTATATATATCCACTTTTAAAAAAATCCACTTTTAAAAAAGTGGAGCAAAAATATATTTTTCTGTTTAAAATATACCTTTTAAAAAGGTATAACCAAATAGTAAAAATTTGGCTCCACCTTTTCTAAAGCCGTAGGCGACTGTCTAAAAAATAATAGCTCTTAAATTTCTTATATTTTTTTCTGATATTTGTTCTGTTTCTAAATATTCGCTTATACAAGCATGTGTTAAATACATATAATCATAAGCAAATAAAATCATTAGACCTAATTCTTCATCTGTGCTCATAAATCGTCCTGATAATTTAAGAATACATTCTATTAATTCTTGACAAGATGATATTTGCTCATGTAATTCATGAATAGCTTTATTCATTTCATCTTCATTAAATTCTTCCATGCCTAATATATTCAATAATTCTTGGCGATATAAAGCATCTCTAATTACTTCTTTTTCTTGATCGCTTATTTTATCAGTTTCTAAAAATACGTCTGAAGTATTATAAGTACAATTTACTTTTGTATTATACATATTCAGTAAAATACAAAAATGTGTTTAAATGAGAAAATATGTAAATTAATTACTTTGAATTATAGTAATTCATATCAAAATTTTCATATAATTTAATCATGTGTAAACAAATTTTATCTGGACTATCTGTTTCATCTATTTTTATTGGTTGTAAATGTTTTGTATCTTTTTTTACAACATACCCAATTGTAGTAGTAGGTATTAGTTGAAAAGGTGGATTAGAATTACTATTAACAAATTTTGATTGAAAATTATTTATTACTAAATGAATATGTGTGTTTCTAGCTGGATCATCTGGAAAAATCAAATAATAGTCATCTTCATATAACCCTTTTTTATCCTTTTTAATATATCCACCAGTTTTTTTTTTCCATTCATGTAATAGTTGTTTAACCATACAATCTTTCTTATGCTGAATGTATAAGTAATATAAAAAATATATTAATAATAATAGTAATATAATATAAAATATTATTTGTAATGACCTATATTTCATATTATATTTATAGAATTAATCTTTTCTACCTTTAAAAAGATATAGCCAACTTAATTTTGGTTCAACCTTTCCAAAAGTATAATTAGGCATATTGATATGTGCTGTGTTTATTGAAATAATCTGTATCACGTGTTAGCTCACGAGATGGCACACCACCGCGGATCCATCCATCAGATGCATCATTTTCAATTTTAGTAGCGGAGTTATTAAAAGTATCCTGAACTGCTGGCAAAAGAGGGGTTTGATGATACTTAATATAGCTCTTCTCTCCTAAATTGTTGATACTTCTTTTGTTAACAATTTGCTCACCTTGTTGGATTTGGGCTTCCATAACAGGATTTACAGATCCTCTTCCTAAATAAGGAACAGTTGCGAAGGGGCGGTGAAATAAATCGATGCGGCATCTAGGATTAGTCTGAATGCTTCCGATTTGGAGTCTTGAAGATGTGTCAATATTACATCCACCTGCTCCTGAATTGAAACCGCCATTGTACATGATACCAGGTTGTGTGGTTGCCAACTCAATTTGTGTTTTCATAGAGCAATCCGCAGCAAAAAAATTTTGTGTTCTATAGTTACAGGAAGCAACATTTTGGATATCCGTTTGAGATAAATTACATTGATCAAGTCCAATTCTACTAGGGGTATCAAAGGTATAACTATATACGTTAGCCATTTATATATAATATAATATACATTTTTTTTATTAAATCATTATTATTTTATAATTAATTTTATAAAATATGTTTATTTCTAAATGTCCTCGTTTTTGGTAATAGTTGTTGCTTTTGTTATATTTTTAATGATTTTGTCTTCTTTTTCTAAGTCATTATCTCCTGAACCACCCATTGACTCTATAATCATTTTATTATATTGATCGGAAAATCTGGAAGCTGCTTTAATACAATCTGGGTGTGCTTCTTTAAATTTTGGTAGCAATCTTTGGTTCTTACCGGCTACTCTTTTTATTGCTTTTCGCAGTTTCTTTTTGTCTTCATCTTCTTTTTCCCATTTATTTTCGTCTTTTATATACAATACTTCTCTCTTTTTATCAGTACAATGTATTGGTCTTTTTTCAACATCTAATGCTTTTAAGTTAGATGTTATAATCTTTGAAATTCCTTCTACATAACCTATTTCGCCTACTTTTTCTAAATCAGAAAGCTGAAGTTGAATTGAATCTACAAAATCCATAATATTCATAGCATCTTTACAGGTTTCATTTAAAAAGAACTGAAGATTAAAAGATTTATTATGTGAATTAGTTGTATTATGTGAATGATTTGTGTTATTAGATGGCGCATTTTCTATTACTTTCATCATCATAGTTTTTAATTCTGAATTTTCTTGCATAAGATATTTCATAAATTCTTTTAATTCTTGAATTTCATCTGATTTATCTTCGTTATTTTCTATTTTAGAGCATGGTTGAGGACATTTCTGTTTATGTTTCCATAATCCACCATGTGTTTCATATGATTTATTACAAATTTCACAATTAAATTTATTGCTTAAAAATTGCTTATTTTTACTTCCATTCGCTAAATTTATATGTTTAACACTATTATAATGATTTTTAATATTACTTTTTCTATCGGTATAATAGTCACAAATATCACAAACAAATTTCTTGCTTAAATTTTGCTTAATTTCACTTCCATTTTCTTCCATATAATTGGAAAAGAAAATAAGTTTTCAAAATTTACAAAAAAAATTTATCGTAACAAATTTTGAAATTTTTTTTTGGTCTGACACGCTAAAAATTTTTTATGCAGTGGCGGAAAATTTTTTGGGCCGGGAGATTCAGCTTTTTCGAAAAATGGACAAAAATAAATGTCCATTTTTAACTTTTCCAAAAAAGTCTTGGAAAAAAAAGTGATTTTTCGCCTCTACATGTGTAGAACCACTTTTTTGGCACTTTTTCTGAAAAGTCCAAAATTCCCCTACATTATGTAGGGCCGCAGGGCTATAATTTCTTTAAGTTGTTTTATAAAATATATAATTTTTTATAAAATATGTCGGCCAAATTATTTTCTCAAAATTGACAAGAAATCTTTCTTCATTTTGCCATATATTTGGACCGCATCCATAATAGCCTCCTTCAAGTGACCCTTGATGGTCGATTTCTCTACAGGTTCAACATACGCTACGCGAATGATGCTATAAGTGTCATGAGGATGAAATTTCTTAAAACCACAATAGGTAAGAGTCTTAGTTTCGTAGAATTTGGTATATAAAATAAATTCCAAAACTTTTCCAATAGTATAATCCTCATTTTCGAGGACAATATCAAAACAATTTGACATGGTATTGTCAGCATTTTTGATTTCTAGTTCGTCCTTTTCAATTAAGGTATCCACTTTATTTAAATTATCTATCAGAAGCTGGCAACCAAGATCAACAATTTCATTATTTGTATGAACACCAACAGACTGAATTTTAAAATCAAAGCTGTCCTTTTTAAATAGACGTTTGCCATCTAATAACAGCCAATTTGCCGCCTCAAATTCAACTTCTTTTTCAACCTTCCCCTCGTCCTTCCAAGTTTGCTTCTTTTTTGCCAACTCTGCTTCCTGAATTGCGGTATCAATTGTGTTACCATAAGCGCATGTAGAGACCGCATTAAACATCCCATCTTCATTATTGGTTCCAATATCAAATTCGCAAATAAGGTGAATTTTCTCGCCAGGAATTTCGTCACTAATTTTTGGTCTCAATCTGACGAAATCAATGAAATAACCTGTGTAATCATCGGCAGGAAATATTTCTCTGACTTTTGACTCTGGAAGCAACTTTCCAGAAACCAAATCCTTAATAGTGAAATTTTCAGTTGTTACAAACATAAGTGTATCAGTAGTATTTTCCACATTGACTTCCATAACATAATTTTTAGATGGGAAATCATATGCGTCTTTAATATGAATTGGGATACAACTAAGACGCTGTTTAATAATCTCATTATTAAGACGAGTAGTATTAGCAATGATATTACACTTATTTTGTTCATGCGGACTTGTTCTAAATACAAGCATTGGAATATCAGATAAAATGGTCCTTCTCAAACCATTCGCAATGCTGACATTTACCCCACTAAGAGTAAATCCAAGCGTATCATCTTTAGTATCAAAAGGTTCAATTACTGGGTTCATTGTATGTATTATACATTTATATTTAAATTAATATTTGAAATCAATTTTTTTAAAAAATATTTTACAATATATTTTAAATTATTATTTAAATATTATTTTCAATTAACTAAGTATAAAATGAGCTGTATTTTATATTATAGTAAATATTGCGAAGTTTGTAAAAAATATCTACAAGCCTTATCAAAGTTTCAGTCTCAAAATGAAATCCATTTTATATGTATAGATAAGAGAGTTAAGGATGAAAATAATAAAACTTATATTGTTTTAGAAAATGGACAAAAAATTATTTTACCAGAAAATGTCACTCGTGTTCCTGCTCTATTATTGTTAACAAAAGGATATGACGTTTTATATGGTGAACAGATTTTAGAATATTTAAAACCTCGCCAACAAGTGGAAGTGAGACAGGCGACCCAAAATAATATGGAGCCAATGGCTTTTTCTTTAGGAGGCGGAGATATAGTATCTGATAATTACAGTTTTTTGGATCAAGCCCCAGAAGATTTAGAGGCAAAGGGAAACGGTGGAATGAGACAAATGCATAATTATGTGGATTTACAAACCGCATTTAGTGGACAGCTATCTGAGCCTATCTCTAGTGAACAAAATACAACTATTCGTGGTGCCAAAAAAATGGGCGAAGATGATAACAATCAACAAATGGAAAGTAGAATGAAACGTATGCAAGAAGAGAGGGATGCCGATATAAAAAAACTCACAGGTAATAGACCACCAATGAGTTATTAAGAAAATACTGTATAAATATAAAAAATATTGGATAAATATTATTAATTATTGTAAATTACTATAAATTATTGTAAATTATTGTAAATTACTATAAATTATTGTAAATTATTGTAAATTACTATAAATTATTGTAAATAATATATTATTAAATAAATTTAAAAATATATATAGAAAATAATAAAATGGCTAATATATTAACCGCTTTTAATGATCATTTTTTAGAATTTGTAAATGATGTGATAAATGTTTTTCCCGATGATCCAGATATTTTAACAGCAAAAAATGCGTTTATTTTTGCTAGAAAATCTAATCCTAAGTTGATTGTTAAAATTTGGAAAAAGTATATTGTTGAAAAATATAAAGAAGAAATAGAGGAAGGAAATATAGAATTTTTTATAAATAAGGATTATTCTGATGATATATCAGTATCTAAATATTCGGATAAGATTTCTGAATCAATAGATAGGTTACGTAATCCTATAAAAAATATGGATTTTGTAGATCAGGGTAAAGCAATGAAATATATTCAAAATTTGTCAAAATTATCAGAATTGTGTGACAATCTTTAGAAACAACCTTTATAAAAGGTTGTGCCAAATATATTATAATTTTATAAAAAGTATAACAAAATAAAGTTTATATTTTTTGCTCCACTTTTTTTAAAAGTGGAAAAGGTGGAAATATATATATTTTACGGAGTTTGATTTAAATAAATATATTTTATATTAAATAATATGTCAGACAACAATGATGAACAACAAGTTCCTGAGGAATTTATTAAAGTTATAAGAGATTTTGTCGGAGATTTAAGTGTGACTTTTCCTGAGTATGCCTCATTTATTCAGAAATGGTGGAAGAATAAGGAACATTTTGACTATATTGAGGAACAAGAAGATAGACTCTTAGCTATAGAAAAATCTGAAAAAAAATCTGCCAAGCTTATCTTTGAATTTTGTCAGAAAAAAATTCCGCCACGTTTTTTTGATATTTTGTATCAGAATGAAGATATATTTAAGGAAGACTCAGACTTTGATACCGAATTTTTACCACAAATACATTTTAAAAACTTATGGCAATGTGACATTTCAGATAAAACTCGTGAAACTATTTGGAAGTATCTTCAATTGATTACTTTCTCAATAGTAGGTACCCTTGAAAATAAGGAAGCATTTGGCGACACTGCCAAATTATTTGAAGCAATTAATGAAGACGAGTTTAAGGGTAAATTAGAAGAAACATTGTCGCAAATGAAGAATTTATTTGATGTCAGTGGTAATTTTAGTGAAGGTCTAGGTGAAGGTCTAAGCAGTGATGATATTCCAGATCCAAATAAATTACAAGAGCATATTACAGGTATGTTAGATGGAAAACTGGGACAATTAGCCCGCGAAATTGCTGAGGAAACTGCGTCTGATTTAAATATGGATTTTGACAACACTACTGACATGAAAGATGTGTTTCAAAAATTGGTAAAAAATCCAACTAAGTTGATGGGTTTAGTGAAGTCAGTAGGTGATAAATTAGATAAGAAAATGAAATCAGGAGAAATAAAGGAGTCAGAGCTAATGAAAGAGGCAACTGATATTATGAATAAGATGAAAAATATGCCAGGAATGGGAAATATCCAATCCATGTTATCAAAGATGGGGTTAGGTGGAGCCATGGGCGGAGGAGGCAAGATGAATATGGGTGCTATGGAAGCAAATTTAAATCAGCGTATGAAGATGGCACAAATGAAGGAACGTATGCAGGCAAAGGCAGCATCAAATGCGAAGGCGCGTGCTGAGCAAGAGCAAATATCTTGTCAACAACAATCAGCTATTTCGGACGAAGAGTTGATGAAATTGTTTAGTTCTACTGAAAAGGCAGAGAGAACACCAAGAGGTGCCAAACCAGTGGTTGATGATAATAGTAACACAGGTAAAAAGAAGAAGAAGGGTAAAAAATAAATTTAAAATTTCAAATTATAAATAATTAAATAAATTAAAATTTCAATATTTACATAATATATAAGGTAATGAGTGTATATTATGTTCCAAATAAACAAACAGAGTTATACAATATGAGTGAATTTGAAACAGGAACTAAAAAAATAAATGAAATACAATCTGAAATTCATGCGCGTGAGGATTTTTGTAGAAAAGAATTATCCATTTTGAAAAAAGAATTAGCTAGCTATTTAGGAAGTGGAATTACAATCTATATTTTAAACGAAGAAGGTTCTTTATTAGGTGTTTTAAATTTTAATGTAAATCATAATGTAGAAGATAGAATAAAATACGTTTTAATTTCCGGAATATGCGCACCACCTCCATCGTCAGGTTCTGGAACAAAATTAATAACTTCCATTAAGGCCTTTGCTAGAAGTAATGATATATCACAAATTAAATTATCATGTTATGATGAAGGAGCGAAGGAATTTTATGAGAAAAATGAATTTAGAGTAGTAGGATCAAAGATAGTTGAAGATAGCGATGATGAAGATAGTGATGATGAAGATAAAAAAATAAAATATGATATGCTATATGTTATAGAGAGAGGAGGCAAAAAGAAAAGAAGGACAATTAGAAAAAAAAGAACTATAAGAAAAAGAAAATCTATTAGAAAAAGAAAATCTATTAGAAAAAGAAAATCTATAAGAAAATAGATATTAAATTTAGTAATAAACTTTTTAAAAAAAGATTAATATATATATAATGACAATTTCATTTTGGACCAATGAACCAACCATATTATTTAATAAAGAATATATTTTTGAATTATGGCCTACTACCGATATGTGTTATGAACAGAAATTAAATGCTATTACTAGACTTGTTATTTTGATCACTATTTTAGGATATATTCTAACAATGTCAAAACGTATATTATTAGTTGGAGTTGTAACGCTAGTAGTTATTTTTGTTCTATTTAAGATGCGAAAGGAGAAAGTTACAAAGGAAATGGTAAATGAAGGCTTTAAAGTTTTGACTAGAGAGAATACAGAACAAGGTGAACCATCCTTTGTTAACCCTGTTACTTTAGAAAGTGTTTTAAAATCTGAATTTAAAGAAGGCACTAAGAAGAACCCATTTAGTAATGTTTTATTGACGCAAATTGAAGACGATCCTGAACGCAAATCCGCGCCGCCATCTTTTAATGTTGATGTTGATGAGGATATTACCAAAAATGTTAAGCGATCTGTTCAGATGATGAACCCAGGTATAAAAAATACTAATAAACAGCTTTTTGGAGATCTTTGGCAGCAATTTGAATTAGACCAATCAAATCGTGTCTTTTATAGCACACCTAATACACGTGTTCAACCGGGCGATCAACCTAGTTTCGGGCAATACCTGTATGGCAGCATGTATTCGGCTAAGGAATCTACACCAGAAGGAGCATTCGCAAGAGTACAAGACAATTACAGATACACACTCTATTAATTGTAATAAGTTTTATATTTTTATTATATATTTATTTTTTTAAAATATATGATAATTTAGTTCAAAATATCCTACATAATGTAGGGAAATTCAGGCGTTTTTCTAAAAAGTGCCAAAAAAGAAGTCCTACACATGTAGAGGCAAATTTCACTTTTTTTTTCCAAGACTTTTTTGGGAAAGTTAAAAATGGACATTTATTTTGTCCATTTTTAAAAAATGCTGAATCTCCCGGCCGAAAAAATTTCCCGCCACTGCTATTAAAAAATTACCATCTCATACTTAAAAAAAAATTTTTTAATTTATTACGATAAAATTTTTTTTTAAAAACTATTTAAAAATATTGTCGTTGCTTACTTTAGAAAGAATGGCAACCAAAATGTATAAAAAAAATGCCGTTATTTTTTGTTGTGAAATATGTCACTTTAACACATGTAAAAATTCTAATTTTGAAATTCACATTAAAACCAAAAAACACTTAAGCAACATTTCGACAACAATTAGCAACATAGAATCAACCAAAAAAATGAATATATGTGAAAATTGTAATAAAAGTTATAATGATAGATCTGGGTTATGGAGACATAAAAAAACTTGTAAACCACATGAACAAATAGTTAAAACAAATAATGTTCAAAATGATAAACCAGATGATATCCAAATAGAAAATTTAAATGATAAAGATTTAATTATGATGCTTATTAAACAAAATTCAGATCTTATAAAGGAAAATTCTGAATTTAAAAATATGATGATGAAAGTATTTGAAAATGGAACAAATAATAATTAATCTTATAATACAAATTCCCTCAATAAGACATTTAATCTTCAATTCTTTTTAAATGAAATATGTAAAGATGATATGAATATTATGGATTTTGTAGAATCCATTCAGCTTCAATTGTCTGATTTAGAAAAAGTAGGTGAATTGGGATATGTAGAAGGCATTTCAAATATTATTGTAAAAAACTTAAAAGCTTTAGATGTGACGCAGAGACCTGTTCATTGTACTGATAAAAAAAGAGAAACTCTGTATATTAAAGATGAAAATAAATGGGAAAAAGAGGACGATGAATAAATATTAAAGTAGGTTTGGCACCACCTTTTAAGCCGTAGGCGATTGCCTTTAAAAGGTGGTAGAACAGCAAGTATACTGCTTTCCGGCAATTGGGTTACCAACACATCCCTGACCCTCCTGATATGAGCATACTCCATCAGTAAAATAATAATTATTAGTGCCTAATTGACTAGCACAATAATTACACATCCAATCACAACCAGTTCCAGAAGTTACAGTAAATTGAATACATTGGTTTGAAGGTATATCATCGTTATTAAATTCAAAAAAATATTGGCTTTTTGTAATAGCAAAAAAACTGAGAAATAATCCTAAAATACGCATTCTATATATATAAAATAAATATTTTTAAATCATTATTTATAAATTTTTATTCACATTATTCACATATTCACATATTCACATTATTCACATATTCACATATTCACATTATTCACATATTCACATATTCACATATTTAAATATTTAATTAGGATAAAACATGAAGTTCCTAATGCTATATAATTAGTAAATCCAGGTGAATAAAGATATAATTTATATGTATTTATGTTTATATAAGCACATGAATTATTAGTATTAATATTATTACTTATTCCCCAGAGTGTTACTAGACTAATAATATCTAGCGCAACATTTTTAATTAATTTATCTGTATCGGACATAATATAAATATTATTATGAATTATATTTATATTGTTTTATTTTATTTTATTTACAAGATCTAAATATTTGTATCAGCAATAACAGTGTCAACATTACGTTTTCTCATATTAAAATTGAGACAATACATCAATAAAGTCGGCGCCATTTCATTGACATATTTTTGAACCATAGCTGATGAAATAAACAACTGTTGTTCTCGAAGTTCAGTCATGTATTTTTGGTGAAGATTATACATATGAGTTCTATATTGATCCGAAAATTCTTTTAGAGGTTTGTCTCTTTTAACATAACAAGACCTATAATTGGTATATAAAGTATCGGTAAACAAATGAACCTGATCTCTGAAAGTAGAAAATTCCTTTTTATTTTCAGGATAAAATTCCAAAAAGTCCTTTACTTTGCCTTCATTTCTTAAAGAAAGATACTGGAATTGAAGCTTAGGTTGGTTACCTCTTAGAGCGCGAACTTGCTCATATACAGGATTTCTAATTTTGGCTCTTTCACCTGTAAGCTTATTATGAAGGACTACACCTAGAATATCATATGATGTATTCATGGATCCATATTTTTCAATTAACTCAGAATAACTATTAAAATTGTAAATCTTAGGAAATTTAATAATGGTATTTGTTTGCTCGAAACATGGTTTAAATATTTGGTGATCAAATACATGAATAATTACTCTATTTTCATTATTAATATTATTAATAATAGAATATACACCAACAAGATATAATTGCGACTTTTTAAATGGAACTACAATTCTATTATCAGGATGCTGAACTACAAAACTATAGCAATAAATAGGGTTTAACAATTGTAAAACTAACCCATTTTCTTGTGCTGCTTCTAAAAACATATCTCTAAAAGTCTTAGATTTTTTACTACCAGATTTATAAAAACTACATGTAGCACCAACTGTATTTCTAGTGGAAATCTCCCATCCTCCACTTAATCCGATAGCAGGATCCCAAAATACATTAATCATAGTTCCCTCGACAAACTCCTCCGCAATAACACCTTCTGTTTTTTCAGAATATTCCTTTATAAATTTTTCGCTAGAAATAGATTTAGGAGGAGCAAATCCAACTACATTATTTTTGTTATTTACAATGACAGAACGACATAATCCGTAACTAGGAATAAGATCACACGCTAGAAAATGTTTATCATAACGAATAACTTTATATGCCGCATTATTAGATGTTCTACATTCCATTTTATTCAGTTTTAGTATATTTGAAATATTATTTGAATTATTTTCATCTTTACTAGATTGGATAAGTTCATTAAAACCAGGAATAACAGATAAATTGTATTGTATAGAACTCATATATAATAATATATTATCCCTAATTTGTCTTTAAACTATATTAATATATTTATAAAATGATTTTTACTTAAGCATAAAAATTTCTATTATAAATATAGAAACAAAATGTCATCAAAAGAAAAAGAAGATAGTTTAACAGAACAAGAAGAAGAAAAAGAAGTTACTCTAATAGAAAAAGATGAAAAAACAGAAACAAATGATGACAGTGAAGAAACGAATAATGATACTGTTATAGAGCTACAATTAGGAGATATTATTCATATAACAAACCCATTGAATGAAAAACTGAATGACCAATTGTTTGCTATAGACTATATTGATAAGTCAAAAGTTTATTTAATAAATACAGATACTCTTGAACGCATCCGATTAAGTATATCAGAAGATGGTATTCTAGGTGATGGTAATATTAAACGTATTGCTATCAGAAATAGAATGGATAGTCCTAGTTATGCTAGACAAAATGGATTATTGCCAGGCAAGTGGGTAAATATTTATTTTGGCGGTGAGTTTCCAATTATAATAACAGGTGAAATAACTAATTTAGAAAAAGATATGATTGAACTTAAATCTGTAGATGGGGATATATTATATATTAATTTTGAATATAAAGGAATTCCAGAGGATTTACCGATTGAGTTAATAGAAATTAGAGAGAAACCATCTACAAAAGAGAAAAAACTAATTGTGGAGTCAGAAGAAGAAGAAGGCGATGTAGAGGAGTTGGGAGAGTTAGAAAGGGAGGACCAAGGACCTGCTGTTGAAAAAATAGACATTTCTATTCCTATACAAAATGTGAAGGAACAATTGAGAGAATTTATTATTAAAGCAGATCAAATTCATTTTGGTTCCGAAGAGTACGGTCCTATTGTTCAATATGTAGATGTATCTGCTAAAAGTCAACGTTATAGTTTAGAAACACAAGTAGGTGATCTATTAGATGAACTTCTCTCTACTGTTCCAAGCGCACAAAGAACACCAAGAGTGTTAAATAATATTCACGTAATGATCGATCGTTTTAAACAACTAAGACAACATTTTTCTTATTTTGATGCGTATGGTAATGTAGAAGGATTTTTAAGAAAAGAAGCAACCAATAAGCCGCTTGCCGAATATTTTAATAACTTTAAGACAAATTTGTTGTGGATTTTACCTGTAGTAAAAAATATTAAAAAGGTATACGATGCGCAACATATTGATGAGGAAATATCCGATATTGTAAATTTACAAATAGAACCAAATTTAAAAAGTATGACTGAATTAATTAAAAGTTATAATTCAAATACATTACCGACTGATTATAATAAATATTCAAGTTTATATTATGATTTAAATCGTTATTTTACACCATTTGAATTAGTTAGTGATGAAAGTACAGAAATTATAACAGAAAAAAAAATTTATACAGATTTGAATACTATTGTCGACAATTTAGAAAACATGTATTCATCTATTTTTGCTAATAGCATGGTTCGTGATAGAAGATTTGTAATACAAAAATATAATTTAGGCACAACAAATTTAGATACAATTGACTCAACTGGAGCAAAATTTGTGACTATTAGAAGTAATATTACAGATAACGAAACTTTATCTCTCCGTTCTTTTATTACATTACCTGAACCAATAATTCGTTTTTCTAAGATTAATCTTCCTGGAACAAGTATTTTGGAAAAAGCAAATTTGAATGAGCATTTTTTAAACTATTGGCAGATGCTGAAAAAAAATACAAATATGACTACTGTTTTTATAGATAATTTTGATAGTGAACTAGAGATTAATGAAAATAATTTTGTCAATAGTATTAAAAATTATGTTTTAAATTTAGATGAGGAAAGCAAAAGACAATTTTCACAAGATGGTATATATTCAAGATTTGTTAACATGATTATTCCAAAAACTAAAGTATTATTTAATTTGATGAAAAAATATATTACAGGCAAGCTATCTATAATAGATGTTGTATCTTATTTGGAACCCTTTTTAATATATACTGATGATTTAACATATAATCAATATAAAGAAATTGTATCTTTTATAGATGAAAAAATCTCTCAATTTAATAAATCATTTATTGAACGCGGTAGATTATTCAATACATTGGCTTCTATAAGATCAAGTGATCCTATAGCTACTAAAGCATTCTCAGTAATAGAAATACTAAATAAGCAATTACGAAACGATGTATTTGTAGATGGATATGATTTAAATGATCCTCAAAAAACATTTACTAATTCAGAAATTCTAAGAAAAATTACTATTAGAGATTATTCAAAATTATACACAACAGCACTTTCATTACAAAGTGTGCCGCTAATGTTTCCTAGTGAATTTTCATCTCTTTTTGAAGAAGAAAAAAATAAAGTTGCCGAAAAAGCAAAGATAGCAGAAGAGGAAGGAGAAGGCAAATGTAAATCAGTTATTATTGGCAAATATTATGATTCCATAGATGCTTTAAAAGCAGATGATGATAAGTTAATTTATTTTGATAAAAGATATGATAAAACTAATTACGGATTATTAGAAAGTAAGGATGGATATGAAAAGCAAGTAATGACAATGTCTATTGAAGAATTAAGAGCACATATTGTTAAGGATTTAATAGATAAGAAAAAAATGTCGCCATCTGATGCGGAATATTTGGCAAATACTTTAGTAGATGGACATAAGATGGTAATCGACGGTCAATTTGCTGTTTTATATAAAGGTTATAATGAAAAAACAGCATCTGAAATAGATTTTTATATTCGTAAAGATAACAAATGGGTATTAGATAATGAAGTAAGTAAACTAGATGTAAATACAGATGATCCAACAATTTTATGTGAATTACAACAGCAGTGTGTAAGTGTTCCTGGAAAATTACAGGATAAATGTGAAACAACAAAAGAAAATGAACTAGGTTTACAAACTAAATTGCTAAGAGATGTTATAGATGAGTTTGATAGTAAATATAAGATGTCAAAAGAGGATTTTGAAAAAAATATTAAAGGTAAATTTGATTATTTTATGTCTCTTATTGCTATAATATCAAAGATAGAAATAAATCAAATGTTAAAATACAATAATATTAAATATAAGTTGGGAACCTCATCAGAAGAACAAAGTAATCCAAAACCAGTTTCGCCATATAATAAGGTTTTAAGTTTAATTTTAAGACATCCAGATTTTGCTCAAAAACAAAATTATATTATTAAATTTGTAAATTCATATACGAGAGAAGCACTTGAAGGAATAGGACCATTAAGTGAATTTGAAAACAAACACTGGTTATATTGTATAAAATCAAATGTTCATTTGTTACCGACATTTGTATATAATTTGGCAAATTCTTTTGTTGTAGAAGGTCAATATGGTTATTTGGATTATCTAGAATTGGTAAAGTCAAAAATTGGTAAATTAAGTGATGATGGTGATTGGTGGTGTGATCAGCATAGTGGTTGGCCTATTTGTCCAGTAGATTTTGATCTAGAAGAGGGATATGAAGCTGGTTTCAAAGTTTTTACAAGATCCATAATAGAAGAAGAAGCCGGTAATAAAATATTAGCTTCTCTCTCGCAAAAGAGTGTAGTCAAATATGATACACCGGATACAAGAATGATAAATAATATAATAAATACTCTTTCAGTGGCAATGGGAATAAATATTGAAATACAAAAAGAGTTTATAATGAATACAGTAATAACATCTATTCGCGAGACTGTTGAAACAGAAAGTGATTATAAAAAGAAAGTTAGAGAGATGGCAGAAAAAGGAAAAAAAATGATTTCATATGTGGATTTTTATAATACAGCTTTGTTATATTTTACATTAGGAATGTATTTAATAGCTGTACAAACATCTATACCATCAGTTAAAACAAGAAAAACTCATCCAGGATGTATTCGTTCATTTTCGGGTTATCCATTTGAGGGAGCAGGTGATTTAAGCAGTTTAACATATTTAGGGTGTATTGTGAATGATATTAAAGTTTCAAGTGAGCCATGGAATGTGTTAAAAGGTAAAAAATCAGATACTATCATAAGCAAAATTAAAAATACTATAGATTATTTATTAGGATATCCAGATGTAAAAAGAAAAATTGAGGAAAAAACAGAATATTTATTAACAGATACTACATTGGAAATACCAGATGAACATAGTATTACTAAATGGTATCAATTCTTGCCTCCTTTGGTAAATTTTAATATTAGACATCTAGTAAATATTTCAGAAGAATTTAAAAGAGGATTAATATCTGATTTAAGATCTGGGTCAACATACCAGAGAGAAAAATTATTAGTAGTAGAGAGTAAAATAATCCAATTCTCGCTAGCAATTGTTGAAATAATACAAGGAATAGTTAAAAAACAAAATTTATTGCTTCATACAGCAAACAATGAACCATATCTTGAAAATGCTTGTTGTGAAAGTAATGAAGGTGAAAGTGTATTTGAATATTTTTCGTCAAAAAATTCAAGTATAATTGAATATAATGATATTGTGACTAGATTATCAAATATTATGGGAGATGTTATAAGCTATTCAAAAGGTGGAATATTTTTTAGTAATATAAATACAAAAAATCATTATCCAGCAATTACAAATGAATTTAGTGAAGAAACAATTTATTTGGCATTTATTTTTTACTGTAAATTTAAATCATTTATGCCAATACCACCAGATTTACTTCCATTATGTACTGATAAACCAGAACAAAATTTAATTAATCCATCGGATACAGCAGATAGAATAATTGAAAAGTTAAAAAGTGATGGTAGAAATTATACAAATGAACAATTATTGCGACTTTTACAAATTATTAGCAAAAATAATGTGGTAAATATAGATATAAATAAGGAAACCATATCTTCTATTCGTAAATTGTCTGAATTATTAGAAAAAATATCAGATGAGAATGAAGAAGTGATTGAAAGAGCTCTAATTGAATTACTTTTAAAAGCAATAGATACGTTTGATATAGCATCAGAAGAGCAAACAAAAGAAGTAAGAGACTTGAACAACTATTTAATAAGAAGTATTGACATTATGAAAGATGAAATTATTGATTTTGTCGGTAAGAATTATGGATCAACTGTTACAAAGAGTTCTGTAAAAAAAATGACAAAAACAATTGAAAAATTGTCAGAATGGATAGTTGATAATACACAAAGAAACCAGGAAAATAATATTTCTGATTATAAAACCTCTAATATAAATAATTTTTATAAAGATTTTATAGATAATTTTATTAATATTTTTCCAAATATTATTTTGAATGGAGTAGATTATGATAATAATTACATTCCAAGTTACTACGGATTTTCTAGAAATCATAATGCTAAGTTAAAAAATTATATTAGTGATTATTATGAAAAACTTAAAACATTTTATGGTGATCCTACTTTACTAAATATTCTTACAACAATACAAAGATCATGTAAAAATCTATCTCTACTTACAAAATATACTCCATGTTATACAACTATAAGATTAGAAGATAGAGAATTAAAACCGATTTTTGATGAAAGAACAAGCAGATATTTATTTGAATTTTATTTATTGAGAATACTAATTCAGTATATTGAATTATCAGATTTAGATGAGATGATTGTTACAGAAGTTAGAAAAGAGGTAGAAATAACAGATTTATTTTCTGTTGATTTTGTAGAAGAGCAAGAGACGCGTATTGACTTATCAATGACATCACGAAGTGAAATAGATACTAGATTATTGACAGGTAACAAAAAAGAACTTAAACAAAAAATTGCTCAGCTAGTAATAGCTTTTGTGAATATATTAAATAATCAAAAAGATACAATAAATACATCCTATGAAGAAATACAAGATAGAGTTTTTAAATTAAGAGAGAAAGAAAAGGATTTAGTTACAGATAGATTAAAAATAATGACAGATGAGCAAAGAGATACGGATACATTATTGAAAATTAATAAGCTTGGAATGTATAGTAAAGGATTACAAAAAGGTCTTACTACATTGGATAAGGATTTCTATGATGAGGAACAATCATTTAGAGATAATATGGTTAGAGCAGAGAAAAGTATTCGAAGAAAAAATCCAGATGCGAATGATGAAAATATTGACATATTATTGGATGATTTTGTAGAACAAGAACAAGTTAATCAGGAAATAGATGACGAGGCATTTGATATGAGTTTTATGGGAGAGACATATTGGGATGGAAATACAGATGGAAATGATGCTCCTGAAGAAGAATATTCTGATTATGAAGAAGAATATTAAGAATTGTAGATATAAATCCATAAATTCAAAATAAACAAAATAAACAAAATAAATTAAAAAATAAATTTATTTGAAAAATTTTAGTATAATTATAAAATGTTTATAATTATATATATAATATGAGCAAAAATTATATAAGAGAAAATATTACACTCATTGCTGTTATACTATTTGTAATAATTTTTGGAGGAATTCAATTAATGAAACCAGCATGTTTTTATAATAAAGACGGAAGTATTCGTGAATTTGGTATAGGATATAGAAATAAAACAATTTTACCTATTTGGTTATTATCAATTGTTTTAGGTATTTTATGTTATTTAGCAGTTATGTATTATGTTAATTACTCACAAATATTTTAGATAAAAATGTATACTAAACTATTATGGATGATATAGACTATCATATTCATCATATTCATAAATTTCTTCGGATTCTCTATACAATTCAATTTCCTTTTGTTTCTTTAATTTTTCTTCTCTTATTTTTTTAGAAAATTCCTGTTGTTTTAATTCATTGTCCATTTGATTTTTTAATTTTTTTATTTTAGCTTCTCTATTTTCTTTAGTTAATGGTGTATTTTTATAAATTACAATATTATTTTTATCTATATTTAGTATTTTTTTATAAGAAGTCGCATTACTAAATAATTCTTTTGCTAATTCAGTATCAGCCTCTTCAATTAATTTTCTCTCTTCAATACGTTTTAATTGTTCTTGATTAAGAATATTAATAGTAGGAATTATAAACTCAGCATCTTCCCAATCATTCCAGTCCTGAGACATGTAATAAATAATATATATTCTAATATATTATTTATATCCTTTTACACCTTTACTATCTACTGAAATATTATAAAAATATAAAATTTATTTGAATTTTTCTAAATTAATTTTTTTCTTTACTATCATTATATTGTTTTTGTTTACTATCATTATATTGTTTTTCTTTAATTTCTATTTTTTTTAAAGCATATTGTCCACATGGACCACAGTGATCTTCATTTGATAAATCTATTTTAGAAATCATTTGTTTATTACATTGATCGATCTTCCATCTACCCATTGGTTTTGGTAGTTCTTTTGAAAATATTTTTGTTATAATAGTTATTATGTATTTCATAATATATAATAATTATTATTATCTTTAAGTATTTTTATAAATAAATCTAGCATTTTCTCTTATCCGGTAATAGTATAAGTAGTTCCTTCAATCTTGGCTTGTTTTGCTTGATTTTGTTGTTCAACTTGTAAAAATTTCTGATAATTTTGTTCCATAGTTTTTGGATTACTTACACATCCTCTGCTAGTTAATTTTAGTTGAACAATAGAAGTCAATAATATTCCAGTATAAAGATACCACATAGCTTCACCAATATTATCTCTTGTTACAACTAAACTAAAAAGATGATCTTTTATTTCTTGTGAATCAGGTCCAGGAGTTTGATATTTTTCTTTCATTAATGGTGTTAAAATATCCCAATATTGAACAAAATTAGATGGAACTATTTGATTAATTAAGATGGAAGTATTTCCACAAATCTTAATAATTGCGTCGGCAGCATCTTGCATTGCGGCTCTTTTATTTTGATCAATTTCAGCACCACCAGTCATTTCAGTAGAAGGAGAAGCAGGTTTATCACCATTCATTTTCTTTTCAATATCCGGATTAACTAATAATTCAGTTAATATATTATTTGCTTGTCCGGATACATAAAAATAACCTACAACATCTGAAAATGCGCTCTTGAAACCAGGAAAAATAGTTAATATTACAATAACAACACCAAAAATTAAAATCCACGGAATAAATGTAAATACACCAGCGGCACCCATATTTTCAGTAATCTCTCCACCACAAGTTGTTGAAATTATAGAAGCATTTACAATAAATTGAACAACTAGAACTAGAACTAGATAAACAGCTAAATAAAGATAATTTGATTTTAGATGTTTCTTATATTCTTCTTCATTATTTAAAATTTGATATGTTAGGGTTGGTTTTATAAAATAATAAATTATTGTAGTGAATAAAAATGTTACAATATTTAAATAAGAATTAGCCATATAGATAATATGTATAAATTAAAATAATAAATTAAATTAATAATTTATCAATATTTTAATGGAATTTGATAATTTTTCTAATCCAGTATGGCCTTCGCCTAAACCAACACTTACAGAGCCAGGTGTTAAATATTTTTTAAATCAAACACTAAAACAGTGTCATATTGTAAGAGATAATTTTCATAATATTGTTTTCAATGTTGGATTATTAATAGGCTTTTTGGTTATTTTAGGACTAATTTTATTATATAAATACAAAGGTAGATTGTCTCCTGTTGAAGTTGAAAGAAAAAATAAAGAAAAACAGCAATATATTTTATCAAAAATAAAAAATTTTCAAGAAGCCAAAAAAGCAGCACATCAAGAATTAATTACTGGATTGCCAGCATGGGATAGCGAATTTGATATGATACATAAAAAAACATATTAGTATAATTGATAATTATTTTAAAATAAATTATATAAAATACAAAATATAAAATATAAAATATAAAAATAAAAAATAATTATTAGATATTATATAAAATAAAAAATATAAAATATAAAATAATTATTAGATATTATATAAAATATAATATATAATGGCTACTTCTAGAAATGAAATAATAAGTGTTAAAGAAACATTAGATGAATATTTTAAGTTAAAATTGAAATATGAAAATGATATAATGAAAAATAAGAAAAAAATAATAAATAATCATATCTTAAGTAATAAAGAAAAACGTGCTGAATACTTAAAGTTAAAACCAAAATGTATAAATTGTAAAAAACCTGGAGGAACAATTTTTCAAACTGTATTTTTTCCTTCTAGTGATTCAGACGATTCTTCAAGAGAATACAGAGCGCGTTGTGGTGTTGCGGCAGATCCATGTAATTTAGATATTAAAATAAAATTGTATAAAGTAGAATTATTACCAGATATTTTAGATAGTATGGAAAAAGAAATAAAAAATTATAAAAATAATATTATTGATGATAAAAATAAATTATTATTTGGCTATATAGACACCGAAACAGCATTAACCAATTTTGATACTTTAAAAGAAGATGTTAGTTTGACTTCTTCTCTCTATGAAGAATATTTATCTGAGTATAATAAAGTTGTAGATAATCCAGAAAAAAAGCAAGAATTAGACGAAACAATTACAGCTGCTTATATTCAAATTCAGCAAATTAAAGATTGTATAGTTAAAATGAATGAAACAAATAATTCACAATTTGCTCGCGATGCTGTAAATATTTACGATACATTATTAATGCCGCTTTTATCCAAAATTCGTAATTTAAAATACAGTGAAAATATGGTAGTTTATGATGACCGTGATAATAGTTATCATTTAATACAAAATAAACATAGCATAGAAAGCGTATCTTATGGGTCAAGTCAAGATAAAGTTCTTGCTTATAATGTTGGATATCAACCAATTAAATTGACAACACAAAAGAAAAAACCGTTTATGATTATTGAGAGCTCTTCTGAAGAAGAGCCTGCTGTAGAGAATAGTGCTAGCAGAGCTATACCTACAGGAGAAATACCAGAAGAGGAACCTATATATGGTGAGGGAAAAGATGGAATAGCATGGAGGAATAAAGAATATTCAAATATATGGGAAAAAATGCCAGAAAAACTTAAAAATGCTTTGCGAACTAATCCAGAATGGCTTAAAGAATTTATGTATAATTGTGTTAATGCTAGAGCTAAAAATCAACCATGTGTTATTATAACACCTCAAAATATAAAACTGCCGCCAATAGTATTGCCAAATGGTCAGTATGATTTTGGTGTTCCTATTTATAGTGAGTTATTTAATAAATTACCAAAGAATCTACAAAATACATATTTATCATTTTTCTCTGAAAAAGATGGTGTAAAGGACTATAAGATATTAGAAAACTCCATGAATGATCTTGTTGGTAAAGAAGTTGGAATTGATAGAGGATATTTTTAGAGAATATTAAAATTATAAATTAATTAATATATATAAATTATATATGCTATTGAATTATATTTCTATTCCTATATTTTTAATTAGTTTTGCAATTGGTCTCTTTTTTGTTTATATTTTAGGACCAGAAATGAAAACTATTTATGTGTATCCTACTCCTGAAAATGTAGATAAAATTTTATTTAAAGACAAAGCAGATAATTGTTTTACATTTGAAGAACACATAGTTGAATGTCCAAAAGATGAATCACATATATCTAGCATACCCATCCAGAATTAACAATCCTATTTAGATTATATGTTCTAGCATAATAAATATATTATATTTGTATTATATTTGTATTATATTTGTATTATAATAATATAATATATTAATGGGAATACAATTTGGAAAATTTCTTCATACTCAAACTGGTAAAATTGTCATGTCTATTTTATTGGGATTTGGTTTAGCTTCACTTTTCAGAACTGTATGTAAAAATAATAATTGTTTAAATTTTTATGCACCTCCTTTAGATCAATTTAAGGATAAAATTTATAAGAATAATGGAAAATGTGTAAAATATAGCCCAGTAGCAACTAAATGTAGCACAAGTATAAAAACAGTTGACTTTGAATAAAAATCTGTTTGCGTAAATATTATAATCAATCATTCTTTATACTATTTATGAGCGACTCAACAAGCATTTTAGATTTACCTACTGATCCTCTTGGAGGAGGAAGTATTAGTAATAATATAAGTTTATCAGCTTCTGAAATGAATGATCAATCACAGTCACAATCTGCTTTTTCTTTAGATCAAACAACTATTAACCAAATAGTTAATGGGCTTCAACAAGCAACTTTAAGTGGAGCAACACAATTGCCATCAAGAGATATACCTATGACTACAACTGGTCACAGTAATGACCCGCAAATTCAGCCAAATTATGTGCCTCCACCTCCACTACATAATAATGATTATATTAAAGATTATGAACAAACAAATGATATGATAAATAATTATAATTCAAATTTAAAAAGGCAGAATAATATTGATGATGCTTATAATGAAATACAAACACCATTATTATTAGCAGTTCTCTATTTTTTATTTCAATTGCCTTTTTTTAGAAAATTTTTATTTACTTATTTACCGGTATTATTCTCAAATGATGGTAATTTAAATATAAATGGATTTTTATTTACAAGTATTCTATTTGGAGTACTTTTTTATGTATTAAATAAACTTAGTAATCAGTTTAATGCTTTTTAAAATTAATTCTATATTATGAAATAATATATAAAAAGAATATAAATTTATCTTTTGAATACATATATTTTCATTTGTTTGGCAATAAAATAAATCAACTTAAGTTAAAAAAGTTAAAGAATATTTTTATTCCCCGGTTGAATTAATTAATATATATATTACAAATAAATCTGAAACAAAATTTATGGAAAGATTGTTAAAAAATAAAAAAGTATAAAAAGTATAAAAAGTATAAAAAGTATAAAAAATATAAAAAAGTATAAAAAATATAAGGAAATTAATTTAAAATTTTGTGTTTTATTTTAATTTTTTTTTTAACTATCCATTCTAATAAAATGATACAACAATATGTAAATAAATTAATGGATAATTTACCAGACTATATTAAAAAGACTGATAATCCATTAAAAATAGATGTAGTTTTAGATGGTGGCGTATTTAATGGTAGCTATTTAGCTGGAGCACTACATTTTTTAAAAGAAATGGAGAAACGCAAATATATTATTGTTGAACGCATATCAGGTTGTAGTATAGGTTCTATTGCTGGTTTCTTATATACTATGGATAGATTAGATTTAATTACAAATTTATATGAGGAGTTTAATAAAGAATTTAAAGAAACGTATAGTTTAAATATTATAAAATACATAAAAGGTAACCTTATGGAATTTTCAAATGAAGAAAACTTAAAAAAAATAAATAGTAAATTATATATTACTTATTATAATATTATAAAAGGATCAAAAAAAGTAAAATCACAATATAAAAATTGGGATGAATTATCTGATACTCTTATAAAGTCATGTTTTTTTCCTTATTTAATAAATGGTGATTTAGTTTATAAAAATAAATATTTAGATGGAATTAGTCCATATATTTTTAATGAACAACCAGAAAGAAAAATTCTTTATATGGAATTATTTAGTAGTGATAAAATTTGTGGAATAATTAATATAAAAAATGAGAAAACAAATTATCATCGTATTCTTACTGGTTTATTAGATATACATAATTTTTTTATTAAAGAGAGCAGAACAGTTATGTGTTGTTATGTAAATGAATGGAATTTATTTGATAAATTTTATTATAAATTAAAATCAATATTTGAAAAATGTTTTATATATATAATTTATTTTATTATCATAATAAAAAAATATGTAAATATTGATATAAATAATACTATTTATTATAAATTAATATCTAGAATTTCATATGATGTGTTTACTATATTATTAGAAACATATTGTTTATAAATAATATAAGTTCAGAATTTATATTATTTATATTTTATTATACATATGGATTCAATTGATATTGCTGATCTAGCTTTTTCTTTAGCATCGTCATCAGATTTATTATCAAGTCCTTTTAATGAAGTATCTTCATCTATACCAGATATTAATAAAGTGATTTCATCTGTAACAGATATATCTGATGATAGTAGTCCAGGTATTAATATTTATTTGATAGTTGGTTTTATACTTTTAATTGGAGGATTATTTTTGTATAGTTACTTTACAAATAGAGCAAAAAAAGTTACATTTGATGAAAATGTAGAAAATTATTACAATAGCAACTCCTAATAGAGTTCTAGAAATTGTCCTTTTTTCTTATTAGTTTTATTTTTATTACTCTTACTTTTATTACCCTTACTTTTATTACCCTTACTTTTATTAGTTTTTGCTTTTGATTTATATGTTTTTGCTTTTGATTTATATGTTTTTGCTTTTGATTTATATGTTTTATCATATTCTTTTCTTTCTTTAATAGTCTCTGGATTATAATTTAAAAATAATTTTTCAAATTCGATTTTATTTTGGCTTTGTTTTAAAATCTTATATTTTTCAGCTTTATGTGCACGCATTTCTTCTAAAGACTCTTGATGACCATAACATGTAATACTGAAACGACGTAATAATCCTTTTTGTTGTAATCTATTTTTTTGTTGAACATCAAATAAGAATTTTGATATACATAAAATTCTATCTAAGAATTGATTATAATAGGGTTTATCAGCATATAAAAATGCTAAATAAAAACTCAACATAGTATCAATAGTGGCTATTTTTACTTTTTGTCCTTTGGTAACAAAATTATTATAACTATGACAAGCAATTGGTTTATAAATAAATACTATTGTATCATTACCAATTTTAATTTCATAATGTAGAGGAACTAATTCTCCAACAGGATCTCTTTTTATAATTTTAGCATTTTTAACACCTATATCTTTTAATCTTTCTTTTACAATTTCGGCAGTAGTTTCAGGATCATTAGATAACACATCAAAATCTGCTATTTTATCTAATTTTTTCCTTAAATTTTCAGGCATATATTGAGAATAGAGAGAAACAGCATATCCGCCAAAAAATACAACACCTTGATTTACCAGTGTATTTTTTACATTGTCATATATTTCATTTTGTTTTTCTGGATTTTCCATTTCTCTCTGAAAATCCACATCATTACAATTAGCGGATGTTAATGGATAATTTTTATTCAATAATGATATACGTTTTAAAACCTTCTCCCATCTACTTGTGTCACCATCTGGTCTAGATAATTCTAAAAACATAGACATACGTAAAAAATTTGGTGGAGCATATAAAATTCCATTTACTCTTAATGCGTCTTTCTTAATAGATTTGTATATTGGATTAGGCAATTGGGTAATATCTGCTACAGGAATATAGTTAACAAACACCTTATATGTTCCTTCATGTTGACCAGCTTTTGCTTCTACATCAGTAAAACCTTGAGCATAATAAATATCTGCCAATTCCTTAGCATCCTCTAAAGCATTATCAGTAAAAAAATCATAGTCGGGAATTTCAACTTCTGTATTATAAAATTTATCTTCTTCTGGCAATATATTATTGATAGCTGTTCCACCATAACATACTAAATTTTTGCGCTTAATAAAATCTTCAACAGTTTTAATAATTTTTTTAATATCTTCTGAATTTACAATACGTTTACCTATTTTTTCTTCTGCTTTATCAACTGCCATACGTAAAATTGCTAATTCACAATCCGCAAAAGTTAAATCTTTACATACATTTTTTTGCTTCATAAACTTATTATATTATAGTTAGATTTATTTTATAACTATAATACAATTTATTATTTTATTTTTATTAAAATAAAAAAAATGAATTAAATATATTGAGATATTAGTATATTATGCTTAAAATATGAACGCAATCAACTATCCAGAAGGTTTAAATCCAAAAATTATAGAAGAATTACAATGTTTAAATGGTGTTACTGGCATAAAAAAGAGACTAACAAGAGAATTATTTGATTTACAGAATAAAAACGCATATATTCAGATTGAATATAATCATGATAGTATTATTTCTTGTAATATTTATAATAATCCACATATATTTACTCTACATATTGTTCTTGATGATAAAAATAATTTAATTACTTTTGAAATTTGTCGTGATTATCCATTTAAACCACCTAAAAATATTAAAATAAATTATAAAAGCTATAATTCATTTTTACAAATAAATTCATCTAATACGATGAAACAAGTGAATGAACTATACGCAAAAGTTTATAAAAGTAAGTTGCCTCAATGCTGTTTATATTGTAGTTCTATTTCATGTCCTGCTAATTGGTCTCCATCAGTAAAATTAATAAATGTTGTTCAAGAAGTTCAAACTTTTAAAAAAATAAGGCGATCTGTTATTGATAAATTATTAGCTACTAAAATTATTAATAAATATTTAATAGATGATAAAGGGTTTCATGAATATTTCTATAGTTTTCTATTCCACTTTTAAAAAAAGTGGAGCAAAAATAAAAGAAGTTTGGCTACACTATACCTTTAAAAAAGGTATAACCAAATAGAAGCAAAAATAGTAAGAAATTTGGCTACACTATACCTTTAAAAAAGGTATAACCAAATAGAAGCAAAAATATAACCAAAAATAAAAGAAGTTTGGCTCCACTATACCTTTAAAAAAGGTATAACCAAATAGAAGCAAAAATATAACCAAAAATAAAAGAAATTTGGCTACACTATTCCACTTTTAAAAAAAGTGGAGCAAAAATAGTAAGAAATTTGGCTCCACTATACCTTTAGAAAAGGTATAACCAAAAATAAAAGAAGTTTGGCTCCACCTTTTTTAAAGGTGGAAAAGGTGGAAAAGGTGGATTTATACATTAAAGTTATAGAAATCGGTGCCAACATTACGTGTTCCATATGAATAAGCCGGATTTTGTGGAGTTGGACGTGGAATAGTAACAACATTATATCTTAGATTTTCTGGTTTTAGACTGAAAGCATAACCAGATCTATCAAAAAACCCAGTATTTTCAAAAAGAAAGTTATCAACATACTGATAACGCATTGCTACCATTTGACATCCATAAGCGCGACATAAAATACTACTAGGATTGGATGGATTAGCACCTTTATCTGGTATTACAATTGTCATATTTCTTCTATTATATTCTAATAATTCTTGTGTATCTGGGTTGTTTCTAACATTATAATAATCATATTCTCTCATAAATATTGAATTACTCGTTAAATTAACATATTCTAAAAAGGCTTCATTATCTAGAAAAGCATTATTACTTCTATCAACAATTAAAATTATTTTTTTCTGAAAAGTTAATAAAGGAAGATTAGCTATATTTTTTCCAGAATTCTCAAAACTATAATCTTTACCAAGCATTAAAGTAGTATATGATTTAAATATTTCTGCTAAATTATCAAACATTTTTTGATTATTACTTTTAATTCTTAGATGAATAATAATAGGATCTGTTGGATTAGGACATGTTCCACCAGCAAAAGCATAATTTTGAATAACATTCATTACATTACCAAATGGAACTGAATTAAAAGTTTCTTTAATAAAAAAACTATCATTAGTGCTTGTTGAAACAACTGGTTGATTATCAATGGAATACATTTCAAAATCTAAACATCGCACACCTTGTTTGATAACAGCTTTTAAATTACATATATCAACAAAACCGTTTTTATAGGATCCTCCAGAACAAGCATTAAATGCTGTTTTAATATAATAATCAAATAAATTATAACCACATGTTGGATCATTTGCTGATACTGGTCTGATATTGCCATTTACAGATGGATATAAATTATCCATGTAGCTACATTCGTTACCTTTAAGTCTAGATAAATAAACAGCATAAATGACATATATGATTAATATTAAAACAGTTAATAATATTACCATACTACTCTGAAAATTATCATCAGCTAATCTTTTAAATCCACTAAAATAATCAGTTGTTTGTGGCATTAATATACTATATATTAGATATATTATTAAAAATAAATAACAATATATTTTAAAATAATATATAAATTATTATATATAGTATGTCAAACTTTAGCGAAGAAGTATCTGTTAAACCTAGCCAATCCACTAGTGTTATAAATGCGATTGATGCTAAAATGGAAGGAAATCAGTTAATATTAACTGATGAAAATGATAAACAAATTATTTTAACTTTAACCGAAGATGCTTTAAAACAATTGCCTGAAGTATTATCTTCTACTCCTCCTCCTGAAAAAGCAGGTGGTTCAAAACGCCGTAAAAGTAGAAAGCATAAGGTAGTAAAACGCCGCAATAAATCACATCGTCGTCATCGACATTAATTAAGTAAATAATAAGTAATAATAAGTAATAATAAGTAAATAAAAATAATAATAATAATTTAATCATCAAATTATAATTGAATTATTAGAATTAGTTAAATTATATTATGATGAAATAAAGAATTAAAAAATTAATATATATTATACATAATATTATGGCAGGTGGTCTTTTAAATTTAGTTGCGTCAGGCCAACAAAATGTTATTTTAAATGGAAATCCAAGTAAGACTTTTTGGAAAGCAACATATAAAAAATATACTAATTTTGGTAAACAGAATTTTAGATTAGATTTTACCGGCACACCAACACTTAGTTTAACAACAGAGTCTACATTTATATTTACAGTTAAAAGATACGCAGATTTACTTATGGATTGTTATATTTCAATTACTTTACCAAATATTTGGTCGCCAATTATGCCTCCACAAGAAGTAACAAACCCAGATGGTTCAACCGCATATACTGACTGGGTTCCTTACCAATTCCAATGGATTGATAATTTAGGTGCGCAAATAATAAGCCGTATTACCATCAATTGCGGTAATCAACAGTTACAGCAATATTCTGGGCAATATATATTAGCATCTGCTTTAAGAGATTTTAGCACACAGAAATTGGCATTATTTAATGAAATGATTGGAAATGTGCCAGAAATAAATGATCCTGCTAATTATGGTGCTCGTTCAAATGCTTATCCAAATGCTTATTATACTACTAGTCCAGCTGGTGCTCAACCTTCAATTATGGGTCGCACATTATATATTCCACTTGGTGCTTGGTTTAACAATGTAACTTCACAGGCATTTCCTTTAGTATCACTTCAATATAATGAACTTCAGATAAGTGTCTCTTTTAGACCAATTAATGAATGGTTTACAATCCGTGATGTAATGGATTATCCTAATAATTATCCAGTAGTTGCGCCAAATTTTAACCAATTTTACATGCAATTTTACAGATTTCTTCAGACACCTCCAGACGAAGTATTGGGAGCAACATCTTATGTAGATACAAGAACACTATGGAACGCAGATATTAATTTAAATTGTACATACTGTTTTCTCTCTAATGATGAGTCAGAGGTATTTGCTAAGAATGAACAAAAATATTTATTTAAACAGGTATATGAAAGACCTTATTATAATATTACTGGTCAAAATAAGATTAATTTGGATTCTATTGGTATGGTGATTAGTTGGTTATTCTATTTTCAACGTAGTGATGCTAATTTACGAAATCAATGGTCTAATTACACAAATTGGCCTTATAATTACATGCCACAAGATGTGTCGCCTGCACCAACTGCAGGCGATGTTCCAAATCCACACACAGGTTCTATGTATCCATTATTAGGTCCAGGATTAAACCCAGACGGAACATTAAGTGGTCTTTATACTACAGGTATATATAATCCTCAGAATTTACGCGATATTTTAGTTGCGTTAGGAATATTATTGGATGGTCAATATAGAGAGAATATTTTACCAGAAGGTGTATTTAATTATGTTGAAAAATATGTTCGCACTGCTGGTAATGCTCCACAAGGATTATATTGTTATAATTTTTGTTTAAATACTAATCCTTTTGAAACACAACCTTCAGGGGCTATGAATATGAGCAGATTTACAAATGTTCAATTTGAATTTACTACTATTTCACCTCCAGTGGATCCATATGCTCAAGTGCTTACAATTTGCGATCCAACAACAGGTGATATTGTTGGTATTAACAAGCCTACATGGCGCATTTATGATTATAATTTTAACCTTTTTCTTATAGAAGAAAGAGTAAATATGGTAATATTTGTTGGAGGAAATGCGGGTCTTTTATATGCGACATAATCTACTTTTATAAGAAGTATAGCAAAATATATATATATATATATATTATGGATGAATATCTATATCATGGAACATCAAGTGTTTATATTCCATATTTATTACAAAATGGATTATCCGGAGAATACCCAGATAATGTATATAAAAAATTATTACGATTATGGAAATGGATGAGACGACAAGAGATACCATGGGATTTAGATATAACTTTACAAGAGTTAGATTACATTGAAAAATTTTTTAATCGTAGAGATTTTATACAAATATCACTTACTACAAGATTAGATACTGCTCAAGAATATATTAATAGTAATCGAATAGGTGGTGAAGGAATTTCATTCTTATTATCAGTATTTGTTAAAAATTGGGAAAAAATAAAAATACATGATTTATATCCTAAAACTATAGATGATCTAAAATTTATTTTAAATTTTTTTTCAAGACAAACAGGTATTATATTAGCATTTAAAAAAAACGATCTAATATCACTTTTACCAAAAGAATGTTCATCACCGACTAATATTTTAAAGAATACAGATGTGCCAGAAGGTATGACATCTATTAAACGTATTAGAGTTATAACATGTTTAACGCAATCACAATTTAATTCTCAGTGTTATAAAAAACAAGATGAAATATTTTTTGATCAACCAATCCCAGCAGATTTTATTTATGTTTATCAAAATATATTAACACCTCCTATTAAATTATCATCAAAAAAAATAATAATATCGCCTGGAGTTACAAATCAAGATCTATCTATAATATTAGAAGAAATACATGATATAGAAAGACATGATATAGAAATACATGATATAGAAACACATGATCTAAAAATGAGAAATGTTACATCACCAATCCCTCAAAATATTGGATTACCAATTCCTCAAAATATTATTATTGGTGGAACAAGGAAAAAAAACATTTAAAATATCAAAAATCACGTCGTAAAAGAAGAACAAAAAAATACAGAAAATTTCGAGCAACTCATAAGTTAAAAATAATATAACATTTTATTTAAAATTCTGCTTATTAAAAATAATTTTATATATTGAATACAAAATAGCTAATAAAATAATCCAAAAAAGAAGACGAGATACAAATTCCATATTGGAAAATCCAGGTTCACATGAAACATCTAATCCTAATATTTTACATAATAAACCGCGTTGTAACCATACAATAAAGAATAGAAGTATTGAACCTCTATGCCATCCACGTGAATTATCAGTATCAGGAAAAGTTTGATAACAAAGTGGCAAATAATATTTATAACGAGGAACAGTTCCAAAATTTAAACAAATATCCCAATCATTTAAAGATTTTTGATCTACATTATCCAAAAAATAGTCTATACATTTTTTTGAATAAATACATGCGTGAGTTCCTGTGCTAAAAATGACACGAGGATGCGTCTCGCCAAATCCAGACTGTAAGTAACAAAGTGTGCCCAAATAGTAAACAAAATTATTGGCAGCATTGTTTTCTAAGAAGTAATCTATTTTATTACTATGTTCCATGTCATTTATATTTTTGCTAAATATAAAATCGTCCTCTAAAATTAAAATATTTTGAAATTCTTTGCTACGTGCATCTTTAAATATAGTATAAAATACATCTATTAAATCTTTGGCAGGAGTATTTACATGATCTTCTTTTTTAAAATTTTTAAAACCTTTGTTAAATACTATGAATACTTTTGAAGTAGGATGATATAAAAATAGTTGGTTTTTTATACTAGCTAAACGACCATTGCTCTCTAAGTGAATAATATAAGTAGCATCTACATTGCGAAATATTGGGTCATCATAGTTATATTCTTTAAATAAATATGCTGAACTCATAGTATAAAGTATATCTTTATAAAAAGTAGGAGAGAAATACTTATTTTCTTTAAGTTAGTTTAAAATATATATTGTTGGGTCCTTTGGATCAACCTTTTTTAAAGGTTGAAAATACTACATAATGTAGGGAAAATCTAGACTTTTCTGAAAAAGTGCCAAAAAAGAGGTCCTACACATGTAGAGGCGAATTTTCTCTTTTTTTTCCAAGACTTTTTTGGAAAAGTTAAAAATGGACATTTTTTTTGTCCATTTTTCAAAAAAGTCGAATCTTCCGGCCCAAAAAATTTGCCGCCACTGCATAAAAAAATTTTACCGTATCAGATAAAAAAAATAATTCAAAATTTGTTACGATAAATTTTTTTTTATTTTTGCGAAAATAATTTAGGAGATTTTTTATATAGGATTTATATAAGAATGTCTCCAAAAAAAAATCTCCAAAAATCTCCAAAAGTTTTTTTGTGTGAAACTTGTCAGTATAAATGCTTTAAACAAAGTGAATATAATAAACATATTTTAACTCTAAAACATAAAAACCTACAAAATCCTACATTACCTATAGATAATTCTAAAACTTATGAATGTAAATGTGGAAAACAATATAAACATTCTTCAACACTTTATGCTCATAAAAAAAAATGTGAAACCAAAATATCTAATGATTATATTGATTTAACAGACACAAATATTATTTTACAATTAATTAAACAAAATGATGATTTTAAGCAATTATTAATGGAACAGAGTAAAACTATTTTAGATCAAAATAATAAAATTTTTGAAATATGTAAAAATGGAGCTTCAAATACTATAATAAATTCTAATAATACAAATTCTAATAATAAATCTTTTAATTTGCAATTTTTTTTAAATGAAACATGTAAAGATGCTATGAATATTATGGATTTTGTTGAATCTATTAAATTACAATTATCAGATCTCGAAAAAGTAGGTGAACTTGGTTATGTAGATGGAATTTCTAATATAATAGTAAAAAATTTAAATGCTCTTGAAGTTGAAAAAAGACCTGTACATTGTACTGATAAAAAGAGAGAAATATTGTATATTAAAGATGAAAATAAATGGGAAAAGGAAGATGATGATAAAAATAAGATTAGAAAGGCAATAAAAAAGGTAGCTTGTAAGAATCAACGTTTATTACCAAAATTCAAAGAAGCTCATCCCGATTGTATTAAAGCAGCTTCTAGGTTTTCAGATCAGTATAACAAAATGATAATAGAGTCAATGGGTGGTTCAGGAGATAATGATTTGGAAAAAGAAAATAAAATTATTCGTAACATATCAAAGGCTACAACAATTACCAAAAATGAAGAAATATCTTAAAAGGGTTTGAATCAACCTTTTCTAAAGGTTGAAAATACTACATAATGTAGGGAAAATCTAGACTTTTCTGAAAAAGTGCCAAAAAAGAGGTCCTACACATGTAGAGGCGAATTTTCTATTTTTTTCCCAAGACTTTTTTGGAAAAGTTAAAAATGGACATTTTTTTTGTCCATTTTTCAAAAAAGCTGAATCTCCCGGCCGAAAAAATTTGCCGCCACTGCATAAAAAAATTTTAGCGTCTCAGACCAAAAAAAAATTTTTCAATTTGTTACGATAAAATTTTTTTATTTTTATATTTAAAATACTTAAAATTAAATTCTGTGGATACATTATGGATACATTTAAGGAGGGAAAAATGAGCAAAACGAGCGATGATTTTTATTGTAAAAATTGTGATTATAAATGCTGTAAAAAATATAATTTTGATAGACATCTATCAACCGATAAACACAAAAATACCCATTTTGGATACAATGTATCCATTTTGGATACACAAAACGAGCAAAACGAGCAACCAACCCATTTTACATGCGAATGCGGAAAGCAATATAAATATAGTCAAGGGCTCTCTAAACATAAAAAAAAATGTAATTATGAAAATAAAGAACCTATATTTGATACCGCAGATGGTGATGTTAAAATACTTACCAATATGGTATTGGAAGTTGTTAAACAAAATCAAGAATTAATGCTACAAAATACTGAAACTCAAAAACAAAATCAAGAATTAACTAACAAACTATTTGAAATTTGTAAAAATGTAACAAATAATACGATGATAAATACTAATTCACATAATAAAACATTTAATCTTAATGTATTTTTAAATGAAACATGTAAAGATGCTATGAATATTATGGATTTTGTAGATTCACTTAAACTACAAGTAGCTGATTTAGAAAGTGTTGGAAAATTAGGATTTGTAGAAGGAATATCTAATATTATTGTTAAGAATTTAAAGGCAATGGATATTCATAAAAGACCTGTTCATTGTAGCGATTCAAAGAGAGAAGTCATGTATATTAAGGATCAAAATAAATGGGAAAAAGAAGATGAGGAGAAGAAAAAGTTAAGAAAGGCAATTAAAAGAATTGCTTGTAAAAATCAAAGATTGATACCAGTATTTAAAGAAGCACATCCAGATTGTATTAAAGCTGCATCCAAATTTTCAGATCAATATAATAAAATGATTATAGAGTCAATGGGTGGTTCAGGTAACGAAGATTTTGATAATGAAAATAAAATCATTAAGAAAATCGCAAAAGAAGTTACTATTGATAAAACCTTATAATTATAGTTGTGAATTAGAAGGTAATGGTCCATCTTCAATAAAATCACCAGTCAAACTATATCTTTCTGGATAATTAGGCATATATGGAAGTTGAGGAGGTTTGTATCTTGTATCATACAAGTCTCTCTCTTTTTTAAATCCGCTTAACCACGTATTAATTCCAAAAGATGGCATCGCTGGTTGAGAATACATATCCTTAGTTACAATTCTTTCGTGTGTTCCATAACCACTTGTTAATGGTGAATATTGTGGTGTAACACCCCAAGTTAATTTACCAGCACCATCATTACCTGGCACACTATTTGTAGTAGTTTTTGATAAAGGTGGAACATATGGTTGGCACCCAGGACAGTCAATATCTGTAAAACATTGTTGTCCTGTTATAGCACATCTAGAATTAGGACCACAAAAATTTTTACAACTATAGGTAGTTGTCAATGGAAGATCGACTGTATGACTAGTTTTGCTTGACGCATTTGTAAAACATTCGGTAATATATTTGTTTACAGATAAATAATGTGACCAATTTAATATAAATATAAATAAAAGAAGACAAATAACAGGTAAAACTAAATTATAATATTTTTTTTGAAAAAAATCCATATAATATAAACTGATATAAAAATATTGTAAATAGTAAATCTAATTTATTACACTATTTTAGTAAATAATAAATAATTCAAATATTTTATATCTTTTTAATATAAGTAATGTCAGATACAGCAGCTCTTGATCAAAAATTTCAAGAATTAAATAATACTACAAATACAGAAGAACCAAGTTATGCTTCTAAGGTTATCAGTTTTGTTACACAAACACTTATTTTATGTCTAGCTATTATTATATATTATGGTTTCAGTGGAGCATTATTATATAGTTGTAAATTAGCTCAATCTAATATTTTACCAACAGAGATTAAATGTGAACCTTATACAGAGTATAAACCAACTATTCAGGAAAAACAAACAAATATTTTTACTGATACTTTTATTAATCCGCAAAATTCAATGAAGTTAAATTTTCCACACGATAAATTTAATTTATCAAATAAACTTTTAGATATGTTTCGTGATTATAAAAATGAACCAGAATCCAATTTTTTAGCTAATTATTTTATTTCAATAGCAGAGGCATTAATACAATTTTTTTACCTATGTATGAATTTTACATTAAATATGATGAATCAACTTCCTGAAGCAGTTATCGTGGTATTTGGTATACCTATAGTTTCAATAATATCAACTATTATATTAATTATTAGTAATTTCTATATTTTATTTTTATGGTTTGCGAATATGAAATGGTTTTTTAAGTCAAATGAAAATAATAAACATGGGGCTCCTAAATGGGAAGATGTGCCATTAATATCATTTAATTTCTTTATAGCATGTTGCTTAGTTGTTACGTTTTTAATTATATTCTTTATTGCTTTCGGATTTTTTCCTTTTATCACAAGTATTTTATCTCTTTATTGTGGACTTTCTTGTTTGTCATATAAATCAGTATTAAATGGTAATAACGCAGGAGTTTTTACAGTAATTCAAGATGTTTTTAAATATTACAAGGTAACTATTATGTTTGTATTTAGTGTAATTGTTGTATCAACAGCATTTGCTAAGTTAGGGCCTATACCAGGAATATTTTCATTAATAACTCTAGGATTAATATATTTTGGGTTATTAGGACTTTCCATATATAAACCTATTAATAAGGATCATTTATCTTCAATTACTGATTATGAACAAGCTATTAAGAAATGTAATACATCTTACATAGAAAAATCTAAAAGTTGGCTAGAGATTATTGGATTAAGAGGTGGTGGTAAAAATATAACAAAACAACTAAAAGATATTCATAAAAAATTTATAAAAAGTAATTCACATATGTAAAAAATATAAATAAATCTAAATAAATAATACTTAAAAATATAAGTATTATTTAACAATTATGGGAAAAACTAAAAAACCACAGAAAGTTCAAAAACTTCAACCATTTGTAACTATATGTACACCTACATTTAATAGAAGACCTTTTATTCCTATAATGATTAAATGTTTTGAACACCAAACATATCCAAAAGATAGAATTGAATGGATTATTGTAGATGATGGCACTGATAAAATAGAAGATATGGTTACACATATTCCTCAAGTAAAATATTTAAAATTTAATGGAAAACTTACATTAGGCCAAAAAAGAAATATATCAAATGATAATGCGAAAGGTGAAATAATTATTTATATGGATGATGATGATTATTATCCGCCAGATAGAATAAGTCATGCTGTCGATACATTGAAAAAGAACCCAACCGCCTTATGTGCTGGTTCAAGCGCAATGTATATACATTTTAAGCATATAAATAAGATGTTACAATTTGGTCCATATGGTCCAAATCATGCCACAGCAGCAACATTTGCTTTTAGAAAAGAATTATTAAAGCAGACGCGATTTGATGAGTCATCTTCTGTAGCAGAAGAAAAAAAATTTTTAAAAGACTATACAATACCATTTGCTCAATTAAATCCAAATAAATCTATTGTTGTATTCTCGCATAATCATAATTCATTTGATAAAAAAGAATTATTAAAACAATTACCAAATCCTTGTATTCATGAAACTGCTTTAAAACCAAGTGATTTAATTAAACAATCTGATATTCTAAAATTCTTTATGGAAGATATAGATGCTTTATTAGAAAATTATGAACCTGGTCGTCCAGAAAATAAACCAGATGTTACAAAGCAATTAATTGAAATAAAAGAACAAAGAGAGAAAATGATGCATGAGCATATGTTAAAACAGGCAGAACAACAACAAACAATGAATATGATGTCAAATCCCGCATTTTTACAAAATAAATTAAATGAACAAGCAATGTTTATTCAGCAAATATCATTAGAAAATAGTCAATTAAGAGAAAAACTAGCTTATTTGGAAGATAAAATAAAATATTTGATAACTGAAAAAATCCAAAATTTTAAATCTAATAGACCTGAAATACCTAGTTCTATATAATAATTAAATTGTAATACTTTAATTGGCACATCATTTATTATATTCTTTATATTGTTATAAAATATATTATACTGTAAAATATATTATATTGTAAAATATATTATACTATAAATATTTAAAGATTTGTGATGATAATAAAATATCATTCAGAGAAATGGAATATCCAGACTATTCAAACCCTAATGAAGATAACATAGATCTAGAAGATAATAAGAACGCAAATTTGTTAGATGACGCAAAGAGTTACGACAGGGGATACACAAAGATTTATAGATCTTATCTTACTGAAAATGGCAGAACAAAACGAGTTAAGATTGAATTGTATGCTTCAGGTGGTGTTGGATCAGATATTAGAGATGCGGAGACAGGTGAGTATTATAAGTATAAAGCGGGTTCTTTAGATGAGGAACTTTTTTTTAAGGTTTCAATAGCAATAGGTGAGTGTAAGAACAAGTTAGGGTCACATACATTCTTTTATTCTTCACCAGAGCAGTATATGGCACATCTATTAGTTGATGATGATATTTCAGATGAAATCATAGATAAATGGCGTATTAGAAAAAATATTAGAGCAAGAATAGTTGAAGAAAAGAAAAAGCTTAAGTCAAGAGTAATTGTCAAGTAATTCTATATTTTACACCTTTGCACATTTAAACGCCTATAAATTTTATTAAATAAAATAATATTAAATAAAATAATATTAAATAAAATAATATTAAATAAAATAATATTAAATAAAATAATATTAAATAAAATAATATTAAATAAAATAATATTAAA